AATAACCATTAAAATCTTTAAAAACATCCTCAAGTGATTTACAGACTGGTCCCATTACGTACTTATGTTGAGCCCCTGGGATACAAATCCATCTAACCTTTTCTCCAGGGCGCTGTTTCTCAGCTTTTGTCATACCTTCATAATCATCAGGAACATCTAAATTAAATTTGTCTAAACGTAAAATTTCTAATTTCTGCTTTGGGTTTAAATCATTATACCAGTCTTCTTCATTCACAACAACCTTCTTAAGCAATGGAACAATTTCACTACGGAAGATTGGCTCAAACCATTTTCTAAATTCTTCTACCATACATTCATCATAACCAACTACCTCCTTACTATATCTTCTGATAGCTGCGTAAATGGTTGCCTTACAAGAGTGGTAAACTATTGGATCTTCCATTGAAGGATCTTTATTCAAAATCTGTTTACACCCTGCTTTCTTACAGTCACATCTTAGAGATAAGAACTCCTCCTCTGTCAAGTGTGGTTTAATCTTCAAATTCCATTTAACATCTGATGATAAACTGCCAGAACACTCTTTATAATTGTCCTTAGTAATACAAGTTGACAAGATTATTTTACTATCTTGAGGTTTATACCCTGTCTTAAACATATACTTCTTAATAAGTATAGCTAAAATGTAAACCATCAAAAAATCAAAAAGTGGCAAAATAACTGGATCCACAGGTGTAATTTGTGCTGCCACTCCTAATTTCAAATTTAAGGTTTCACGGAATAAATCGTAAAAGTAAACTCCACTATGAATAACAAAAGCAACCGCTTGTCTTGTGGATTTAGTTGTAAAAACATAAACTGCGTTAGAGAACCCAAAATCAATAGTCAACCTTAAAAATATACAGAATAGCAAAAACCAAAAACCATGTATAAGAGTTGCTTTATTATGAAATAAATCTAAAACAAAACTAACTTTAGAATGTATACCTTGGGCTATATTTCTAGTGTGTCTTTGTAAATAATTCCATTTTGTTGCGGTGATATCCCCATACTTAGCATCAATTAAGTCCGAATTATCATTGCTATCCCAAATTGAATTAATTCCTACTGCGAGCCTTTTTGCTGAGGCTATCGTTTCTTTCATCAAAGGTAAAATCATATCTTCATCAACATCTTCTTTAAGTAATGTTTTTGATGCTATCAACATTAATTTTTCTAGGTTATATTTATCATTTGAAACAGCTAAAATTTCAGAACACATCTGTTTATAATCTCGATAAGGCATTATATAGCTATAACTTGATTCAGGTATAACTGTATCTAAATCTAAAATGCCAGGATTAGTTAGGTTATAAGTATAGCCAAGTAACTTACCTTCAACAACCCTATACTTATGCATAGTATCCTTCCCTTTAACTAATAAGATTTTCCCATTTTTCATATCAGATGCCTTATATGTCTTAACAGTATCGCCAATTATTACATCCTTTGTGGTTTTCTCAGTAAAATCTGGGTCACCCTGGTCTTCAATCATTTCATTGTTCTCCTTTACCAAACTACCTTTTGACTGCGAAATCCATTCTAATCTGAATAATACATAGGCTGAATTTGAAAAATCTGCCCTCCTTTCAACAGTAAAGCTATAATATTGCCCATTAACTCTAATACTACCAGTATCATTTTTAAAAAGAAGTCCATTTAAACCATGAGGTAATTGTGGATGCTTATACTCATCTTGATTTCCATGTACTTTCATAGTTATTCCACTAGTTTGTAAATTCAAAAAAGTTTTACGTTTCCAATCACCAAAATCCACACCTGCTATGCTGATCTTCCCTTTATTAACTTTTTCATCAAAGACGTGTGCTGCAATATAACATGCTTTAGATCTATTTGTATTTAGCCAAGAGAACACTAGTTTATCCAACCCATAATAAAATGAATCTATAAGGAGTAAAATATCTGGGTTAAAACCAATCAAGTGTTCACAGGGTTCATCACCTTGTCTACAACTACAAATTTGTTGTTCTAGTAAGTCTGCTGTTTGGGGGGATCTTAAACGAATTGATGATAACAAACCTTTTAGTTTAACTGATCTACCAGCATCACCATCAATAACATTAGGTATGTTAGAAAATACATTAAAATTACAATTTTCGATACTACGTCTACCTGCACCTACATCAAAAACCTTTAAGTAACCTA